CTGTAACGCTGTGTGGGTACACCTCTTGGAACTTGTGCGCCAAGAACCCGCGCGTGCGTGTGCCATCGGCTTTCCATTCGTACTCAATGGGCTCAAGCGCGTCAATGCGCTCACCGGAGCCTGTTACAGCGCCAACCACATTTTTCAAGCGATAGTCGGACGTGGTGTTGTATATAACTGCGCTTGTAGTTCCTACCCTTGAAACACTCCCAATTGTTACTGAAGATTGTCTAAAAAATAAAAAAAGCGTATTGTTGCTGTTGCTTGTTTCATTAAGCGCAAGACCGTTATTGGCTGACGTAAAAGTCATTGCAATTTTTGATGAGTTTTCTGCACTCGTTGTCCCCACCAGCAAATTACCACTGGAGTCTATACGCATCCGTTCGGTGCCACCAGTTGAAAAGTTAATGGCGGGTGAAGTAGACAGCGCGTAATCAGTATCAAATCCAACTACGTTGCTTGAATCGTTTGTTTTGATGTATAGCGCAGGCTGATTGCTGCCGCTTGTATTTCGGAAATAAGCAAGCCCACCGTCAGCAGCTTTTTGCACTTGCAGCTTATAAGCAGGCGAACTTGTACCAATACCAAGCCCTGTGCTGGTAAGGCGCATTTGTTCTGCGTTGTTTACAGAAAAAGTAAAAGGGATATTGGTTTGTGAACCAATTTGTAAAGATAAACTATTTACCCCAAAAAAACCCTGTCCCGTATTGGCGCTATTTGCGACATATACCGCTCCACCAGACGAGCCAGAAACTGTCAAGTTTGTATAACCGCCGCCAAAAGATAATGGGTTATTGCCTAAAGTTAAATTCGTCCCATCAAACGTCAGCGCACTACCAGTCGTGACCACCTTAGAGCCATTGAGGTATGCAACGCCGTTAGCAGTGCCGCCAGATAGGGTTAAGCTACCAGAGACAGTAGCGTTGGTGATGTTGTCAGTGCCGATGTTGGCAGTAGTGACATTGGCTGTTGTTACGTTTGCACTGGTAGCAACAAGGTTGGTCACGTTGTCGTTCACAATCACAGCGGTTGTGATGTTTGCTGTAGTCACGTTGGCGGTAGTGACAGTCACGTTTGTCAGCGTTACGTTACCGCTGGCAATGGTGACGTTAGCCAACGTCATGTTGTTGAGCGTAGTGGCAGTGTTGCCTAGCTGGATGGCAGTGTTGCCCAGCGTAATTGCAGTGTTGAAGTTGCTGTCAAGCTGCGACAACGGGATAGAAGATGTTGCCGTACCAAAGGTATAGGGGACTGCCATATTAGAACCTCACTCGTAATTCGTGTTCAAACTCAAACGTGTTGTAGACAAACCCAGCGTTGTTACTGGTGATTGTCAAACCTAAATACTTGCCGTACTGCTGCGCGTCACTCTTGTACAGCGCATATCCGTTAGAAGTCAGCCATCCAACAATGGTGTTGCTATTGTTTTTCCAGGGTATTGCTGCCAACGAATTGTTATACCAAATCACAGAGTTGTCCAGTGTGTACACGGGGCTGGAACCGGCCTCACTGTCTACCGTGACGTTCAAAACTGCTGCGTTTGTCAGCGTGGCTTCAATGCCAAATTTCAGTGCTTGTTTTGTGCGTATGGAGTCACCCATAGGCATCAGAGCAGTGCGGATGGTGCTGGACACATTGCCGGTGTTGCTGCCGTACAGACGGTACAAGTCTGTGCCGGTAGTGCCGTACAGGTTGACGAGGCCTGACAGCGGGACAGATGTGATGTACGTCAGGCTTCCCTGGCTGGTGACAAACCACTTCTTCTCAAAGAACACGCACTGAATCTGTCGGGGTGAAGACAGAGGGTCGTTGTAAGTGAAAGAAAAGGCAGCGCACAGAATGTTGTTCAGCAGCACCTGTCCACCAGACACCGGCTTGGTGAAGTCGATGTAGGGGAAGATGCCGTCTAGCTGGTCTGAAATCTTGCTGGTGGTAGAACCGACAAGCGCGTACATACCGTAGTCGTTCATAAACAACACAGACCGGAAGTACGGGAAGATGGAGTAGATGCGCTTAGTGCCTACGCTGGCGCTGACGTTTGTGTTGGTGAACAGGGTTGCGCCGGAGGTCGTCACACGCAAGTCTGAGAACACGTTGATGCTGTCATCACCAAACACATACAAGAAGTTGTTGGCAGACAGCAATCCTTGGATGTTGCCGTGCAGCGTAGAGTCTGTCAGGGTGAAAGAACCCGCAGAGACAGACGTAAAGTCGCTGTAGCTTCCCGCAGCAGAGTAGTACACCGTACGTCCAGCCGCCACCCATGTCCGTCCAGAGAAGGTAGCAACGTCCACAATAGGGTCGGTGTTCACAATGCCGCTGGCGGTTGCGCCTGACCCCGCAGGAGAACTGCTGTCAGAGAATACAACCGTCACGTTGGAACTGGCGGTGTAACCAGCCCCTGCGTTGGACATGATGACCTGGGTAATCTGACCGCCGTTGACAATGGCGTTGCCTGTGGCTCTGGTTGTCCAGCCTGTACCGTCACCAATAGTCACCGTGACGTTGGAAGAGTTGGTGTAGCCCGTGCCAAACGTGTTCATCACCACCGACACAGTGCCGGTTTCGAACGTAATCAGGGAAGCCACCGCAGTAGCGTTCACAGTGGCATTGCCGCCAGCAACAGTGACGGTTGGAGGAGATGTGTATCCCTGACCTGCGTTTGTCAGCGTGATGCTGGTGATGACATTGCTACCAGCTACGTTGCTGATGGTGGCTACAGCCGTTGCCTGTACGTTGCCTGTTAACTCTTGCGGGGCAGACAGAGTGACGCTGGGGGTAGTGACATAGCCATTACCCGCATTTCTGATGCCTATGAGGCCTACAGAACCAATGCTGGACAGGTTTGCACCATCCCAGGTAAACAAACCATTGTTGGTGTCGCCAATGATGACGTTCTGGTTTTTGTATTGGGCAGCAGAGATGCCGGAAGCAGAGAATGTTCCCGCTGTGGCTACGTTTCCAATGTTTCCTGTGCCGCTGGCATCCAGCTTGACGTATTGGGCGCTACCATTGCTCTCAAACGCAAGAACGTAGTCGTTGATGTTGATGTTGGCAGAGGTCAGGTAGCTGACATTGTTGGCAAACGCTATGGCGTTGTTGCTGATGTCTTTGACGCTGCTCTGTACCGGCGTAATCTTGATGTTGCCGTGACCAATCGGCATGGCGTTCTCAATCCATGCAAATTCATCTTCTTTGATTGCCGTCCTGTTAGCCTTGGTGTTTAGGCTAGTGAAGTTTTTAACGACAGCATAGGACTTTTTTTGTTCTGCCGCTGCCATGATTAGTACGCTGAAGAGTAGGGGTCGGGAATACGCCGTGTAAACACAGAGTTCAGCACCGCATTGACATGCTTGCCGTACTCTTGCTTGTAAATCTCAGCCTCACCGTAGCTTTGTTCTTTGTACTTGGCTTTGTAGGCCGCATAGAAGGCAACTGGCGTGGTGTAAGGCGCAACAATAGAGTCAGGCACACTTGGGTCTGACGTGAGCAGCGCCGTGGGCATGATGACCGTATCCAGTTCGATGTAATACGACTGGTCTGGCACTGGAGAGATGTAAATCTGCCCCTGACCGTAGACGCTGTAGCAAATTGGCCTACCAACGTAGTTTTGCCAGTAGCGCAACTGGGCATTGAAGTTTGACCAAGGCAGGTAGCGCAGCGGAATGCGGCTGTTGCCCCAATACAGGTTGACGTTAACGATGTCTAGCGTGTACTGAGCGTTAGGCATTGCCGCATAGGTAATGATTTCCGCATTGCTAGAGTATTGCAGCGTTGCCGTACCGTCCGTGAACGGGGTGGACGGGGGAAACGTACTACCAGAGGTGGGGTATGGCGGGGGAGTAGAGGCGGTTGTGCCGCTACTTATCACCTGGTAGATGAAGATGTTGGAAAAGATGAACTGCCCTGCTGTTACAGCTAAGTTGGCAGACCAAGGAATTGCTACTACCCCTGTCGTAGACAAAGGTGTTTGGGTGATTTGTAACGTGCGAAGGCAACCAGTATCCCTGACTACACGCTGACGGGCCTCGTTGATGTAGTCCGTTAACTCAGCGTCAGACCAGAAGTTCCCGTTAGCATCGTGCAAAAGCCGCCGGACTTCCGTGATATAGGAAGAAAGTGTTGCCATGTGGCTTCCATTTTATGCTGCCCTCTGATTAACTTTTCCCCCCGCGTGTTTTTCAACACGCAGAGGTACTACGCTAACCGCCGAGGGTAGGGAGCGGTCTTGTTGGGCTGGCTGAGTAGTTATTTCAAACTTGTTCAACCGTTCAATCCCAGAATCTAAATCCGAGTGAGAACGTATCCAGCCCAAGCGAGCCAGATACGGTTCCTTGTTTTCATCACCGTAACCAAACACATGCTTTGCAACATGCACAGGGACTTCTACGGGTTTACCCCTAAGAAATTCATAGAACACGCCGTTGTACCCATCAGTGAGTGCAATGTCGGTCTTGTTGGTTACGATAACTGTTTCCATTAAAAACTCACAGTGTCACCATAGACGCGAATGTCTACGGTTGCGTTAGCAACAGCCGTTGTAACTTTTACAAACAAGGCTTGAACTGTAAAGCCGTTCAATGTTGTCGTTGTGCTATACGGAGATGCGATTGTCAAATCTTGGTAATTGTTTGCCGCAGTCAGGTTAGACAACTGAGTGGTGGAAACAACCGCATTACTGGCGTTTCCATCATTAGAAGTCAGGATTGACACGTTGGCAGTTGCTACAGAACCACTAGGGTTCTGCACCGTAACACGCCTCACAATTACTTGACCCGAACTATTAGCGGCTACACCAGCGGTGAGACCGCCGCTAAGAATTGGGATAGCGACAACAGCATTACCAGTAGCGTTCAACGACACGCCAATAGCCGTACCAATGGCATAGTTGCCAAAGTTAGCGGCTGTATTTTGTGCAACTGAATCTGAGCTGGACATGCTTATTCCTTAGCTTGTGTAAGTACCAGGCGCGTTGTTGCCGCCGTTAGAGGTGTACAAGGTCAACGACTGAGTGCCGGTGGTTGCGTTTGCGCGCACGTTCCAGCCGTCAGAGATGATAGTACCGCCGGTGTTAGCAGCAATGTACGTTGTCCAAGCGTTTGCATTTGCAGCGGTGTATGCGTTCACCTCAATGGTCACGTTGTTCGTGGTTTGAGGAAGAATGTATGCACCAGCGGGAACAAACTGAGCGGACGATGTACCAGCGTTCATCAAGGTAGCGTTACCGATACCAATGCTGCTGATGGTGACACCTTGCAGATACGCACCAGCCGTGTTGGTCGATGCGTTAGCCAGCAGGATTTTATTTAGAGACAATGACATGTTCTATGCTCCTTACAGCGAGAGATAGTTGTAACCTGTCACCTTGGTCATCGACTTGGGCTTGACGTTCACCAACTCGGCAATCATCAAAACCGCACCGACATAACCAATTTGCCAGTTGGGCAGAGTGGATTCAAATCCGGTAAACACGAACGAACCTTGCTCATGGATGTAGAGCGACAGGTAGTTGGTGTTGAGGAAGTAAACCGTACCTTCTGGGCAATAAGGGTCAGGATAGATTGGCACACCGGCAACCATCAAAGCGCGGAAAGCTGCTTGAGGGCCGTTGTTGTCGCCATCAAAACCAGAACCTGGGGTGATGACGTATTGCTCTTGACCAACAAAGTCTTGAGCCAACAGAGTCCAAGTACCAAAGCCGCACACACCGAAAGAAGGCATCTCTGCGCCTTTTTTCACTGTACCGGAGATGTACTGGAGAATGTTTTGACGGGTGGGGTTTACGTTACCTGCGTTGTAAACCTTAGACTGCCACCATGTGTAGGTGCTACGGTTAATGTTGCCGTAGGTCTGCATGGTTGTACCGTCATCCACAGCACCAGGCAGTCCGATGAACTGTTGGGTGTTGGTGGTGTTGTTGTACAAGGCTGTAGCCATTGCGTCCATCATCACGTTGGTAGCATCGTTCATACGAGCCTCAATCAACGGGATGATTGCTGCGTCTTGCTGAACTGCGCCTTCCATACCGAGGAACGGCACGGGAGAAATCATCAGTTTCAAGTCAAACTCAGCGTTGTAAGCACCTTGTTGCACTGACGGTTGGGCAAAAGAGCCGCTGTAGTCAGACCACTGAGCGTTTACAAATTGAGCGCCCTGCACAGGCACGGTGATGGAAGAAACACCGCCACTAGCTTGCTGACTATTGCTAATCAGTGCTGCCAACAAAGGTGTTGAGTTATAAAGCTGGACAACCAGCTTGGGAATAAAGGCTCTACG